TACTCTAAAGTGAAAAAGATATTGCAAAAGCCTATTTCTAAAATTTTGGTGGCAGGTGTATTGTTTTATGTTTTTTATATGGTAAACAAAAACAAAGGCTTATTGTCTATTCCAATAAATGAAGAAGATATGAAAAATTATCAATTCAATTTAATAACGATAGATACAGTTTTTGCAGGTTTTTCATTTACAGTGTTAGGCATGTTGATTTCTCTTGCATCAACGGAAATGATGCAACAATTAAAAGAAACACATATACTAACGAATCAGTGTAATAATATTGCTGATAGTATAATAATGTTTATAATTTCGTCAATAATTTCTTTATGGTTTATTTTTGCAATGTATAGTAATGCAATCTATTGGATATGCGATAATATAAAGATAAGTCAGTTACACATAAAAATAGTTGAAATATTATTTACGTTGGAAGTAGGATATCTACTTTATGGTATTTTATTATTTGCAATTTCCGTGAAGGGAATGGTAATGCTTATGAGGAAAATATTTGAAAAAGATATAAGAAATGGTGAAAGTAAAGCTAAAAAATTTTTGCTAGCAGCAGAAATGCAAAGAAAGAATA